AGCAGACGATCAATGTCTGTACCATCTTCACGAAGGTCATCAGTTACATACCATGCGTCACCTTTGTATTCGGTGATGGTCATGGTGATTTCACCAGTTTCGATCGGGTTGTAAACCAGAGGGGTATCTTCTTCAGCTTCCTGAATAGTTACCGAGCCGATGGTCTTGATATGCAGAGTAGTGCCAGAACCGAAGTCCGAGACATTACGGTAGAAAGTTTCAGGCAAGAGACCATCGTGCAGGTTAAGCAGGATGAAGTCGCTATACTGTTCGCTTTCAATAAACGCACGAGTGTTTTGTGTGACTTGCATTTACAATTTCCTTATGAGGTGATGCCATTTCTACGATAAACATCAGCCTTGATCTGACGCATGAATTCAGCCTGCTGCTTCGACGTGGCCCCAGAGAGTAGAGACTTAGTGGGACGTTGCAGTGGTGCTTGTTCGTGAGTCTGAAAAGTGGAAGTGTTCAAACTAGAAGTGGTTGGGGTTGGCCCTTTAGGAGCCGAAGTATTGAAGAGTTCCAGAACCATTGCTGGGTTCTGACTAGCCAGCTTGCCCAACTCCTGAGGAGTAGTGCCAAGAGCCGTAGCTCGTGCAGCAATAACTTCAGAAGCCTTGTCACCATACTTGGCAACGAGGGCGGATTGAACTTGTTGAGTGTTGAGTTCATACTTAGCGGTTTGTTCACGCTGAGCAAGACGCTGTTCAAGCAAGTCCATAACTGCTTTCTCATCAAGGCCACTTGTCTGGAGGGGTTGCTCCACCACTTGTGTTTGATTCGGTTTGGCAGCAAGTCGAGATACAACTTCTTCGATAGAAGCTTGTTGGGCCAACTTAGCACGCAATTCAGTTAGTTCAGCCTCCTTTTGTTGGAGTTCAGTTTTTAACTGCGGAATGAACTGTTGCGCATTAACAAGGCCTTCCAGCGCTTTAGGAAGACTGTCATACTTCTGTTGTCCTTCTTCATTCTTGATGAGCTTGAGCAGGTCTGCATAAGACGCATCAGATGTAGCAGGAGCTTGTTGTTGCTCCTGTTGTGTAGGAGCTTGTACTACTGGAGTGTCAAAAACATTAGGCTGGTCAGCCATAAGTTATTTCCTTTGATTTGATTTAGGAGAACAAGAAATATATAATGCTTGTATTTCTTAGACTCTTTTAAGTATTATTAGTAGTATACTTACTATACCTCGATTTTAGGGAAAACCGTACAATTTATTTTCAATCTTCTGAAATAAATTCAATTATGTCTGAAATAGCCCTTTCATAACCCCTTGCATCAGCTTGGAGAAAGGCCCAATTAGGCGTATCGTACAGTTCTTTAGAGCGTCCAGCTTTGGCAGAAGCTTCCATTCTGTCCTTAAGCATGGCCACAAGGCGACGCCTCATTACAAGCGCCTCCTTGTAGTTGCCACGGACGTCTTGTGCTTGCTCCTTGTCTAGCCCTTTGGTCCATGCTATTTTCATTACATTCCCTCAGGTGGCACAGTGGCTTGCACTTGGTTGTCCTCTTGCGCCTGATTCATAAGAGACTGAGTTTCAGCTTGTTCTGCCACAGCCACATTAGGACGGAACAGTTCATAGCCAGACAGACCAATAACATCAGATACAAAGTTGGACATAGCGATAGCGCTAGTGTGAGGAGAAATCATTGCTCCGATAGGGGAGTTAAAGATTCCTACAACGTTCTGCAAGTCTTGAGCTTGCTTGGCAAAGTGACGAGCACCTACAGGACGAATCTTACCGTTGGCTGTGATGTCCTCCTTAGTGATTTGTAGGAAGTCTTGTACGCCAATGTCATCGTCCATTACACGGATGATGTCAGACCCA